ACCGCCACCGCCACCGCCTGTGTTTGCAGTCCCTGCTGTAGCAGAAGTACCATTCCCACTATCTCCAGAACCGCCACCGCCATCGCCCCCCGGCGCTAATGTCCCAGAAGGCGAAGGTTCAGAGCCACCGCCGCCACCACCAGCATAGAAGACAGACGTTCCAGTAATAGATGACGCAGTGCCGTCACCACCATAACGAACACCATCAGTATCACCTGCTTCACTTGCGCCGCCGCCACCGCCGCCACCATCGGGGGACGAACCAGCGCCGCCATTATTTCCTTGAGATGGCGAAGTTGATGGTGTATTACCTGAACCACTTGCCGTTTGCGCTCTTCTAGCACCTCCGCCTGATCCACCATTTGCTGGGGCTCCAGATGATGACCCACCTCCACCGCCTCCCGCTGAAGTAATGGAACTAAACACAGAGTTATTTCCGCTCGACCCTGCAACAGCGGTAGTAGCCCCCGCCCCGCCTGCACCAACGGTGACTGTAATGGCAGAGCCAGTGGAAACAGCAAATCCCGATGCGGTTCTAAAACCACCAGCACCACCACCACCGCCAGCGTCATAACCACCACCGCCACCACCAGCAACGACAAGGTATTCAACAGTCGAAGGTGCTGGGTTGGGCGCTAAAGGGTTAAAGCTGGCGGTAATAAATCCGCCTAGGTAGCGTTGGGACATCTTCTACCTCTCTTAAGAGATAACTTCGTAGCTGATTGTGTATGTAATGCCGCTGGCCGTGCCAGAGGTAACAGAAATCAACTGGTTTTCCATCAAGTAAATAGCCGTGGTCTTATCGGTCACAATCAACGAAGCGTCAGCAGGAACCGACACTGTAGACACGATTGGGTAAGCCGTACCGCTTGCGGGGGCAGAGCCTTGCGTGGTAACAGACGACCCAACATAAATAGAAACCGTAGTATCTACCGCAGCAGTGCCGTTCACGTTGGCCGCAACGATCTGATTGATCTTAAAGACCTGACCGCTTGTAGAGGTGTTAGCCACCAAGATTACCGCAGTTGTAGCGCTGGGTGTGAGATATGTAGTTGTGCCTGACGCTGTGGTCGCGGCGAAAAGATTTGGATTTGCCATTTAAAACTCCTTAGAATCCGAAGACCATTGCGATTGCGGTAACTTTAGCCTGCGATACGCCTGCTGCCGCGAAAGAAAGATTACCAGTACCATCTGTAACAATGGCCTGACCAGCTGCGCCGTCCACACCGGGTAGTGTAAACGTTACATTAGTAGCAACCGTGCTGGGAGCTTGAAGCGCTACATACTGCCCGCCCGTTGTATCTTCAAAGCGAACATCGCCCTGTGCAGTGACGTTAACCTGCCCAGAAGAAAGCTGCGCAGCGGTCAGCGTTGTGCCGTTAAAGGTCAAGTTAGCAGAGCCTGCCAAGTTACCAGAACTGTTGAACTGAACCTGTGTATCAGAGCCACCAGCAGATGCGCCTACGCGCACGTAGTCTGTACCGTTGAACGCCACCAAAGCTTTGTCGCCTACGGCAATCGTGACACCTGTCTGACCACTTGCTTTGATTGTGACTGAGCCACCCGTAGCGTTGTTAAGCACCACATAGGTCTTGCTGTAACTTGCGCCGCTTGGAGCCGTGATAACTTTGGTAGTGGTTAATGTGCCAGTAACCTTTAGGATCGCGTACTGCGCGGTAGTAGAGCCAATGTTTGTAGCAGAAGCACTACCAATGGTATTTACCAGATTAACCGCACCGTCGCCATTGAGTGTCAATGTACCAGCAATAGCGATGTCTGTGTATTCGGTAATACCGTTATTAACAGTGTTACCCCACGTACCCGAAAGCGTGCCTTGCGTTGGGGTTACTAAACTTAGATTGCTTGTTTCCGCTGCCATGTTCGTTCCTTACGAAGTATTTATATTCTGCCAAACTGTTGACTGTTTGTCATCAATTAATTTCCAGTAAACAGCCACTACACTTCCAACACTGCCTGTCGCCCTGTTGCCCGTCAAACCAAACGTCCTAGGCGTGCCCATTGTTCCTACAGCGCCTGTTGAACCTATGCCAGACAATCCAACCGTTACTCCGTAGACTACGGTTCCAACAGAAGCCACCGCTTGGTTAGAGTTTAACGGCACAATCGGCCCACCAACCAAACCTTGCGCAGTGTTACCTGTTATTCCTAGCGTATTTGTAGCTACAACGGTACCTACATCCCCGATTGCCCCAATACCCGTCAGCGCTTTAGTAGCCGCATTTACTACAGACCCAACTTCACCAGAAGCCGCTACCCCTGTTAGCGCAAATGACAGGCCACCGGTTGAAATACTACCAACCTCGCCCGTAGCGCCTACGCCAGTAATTGCAAATCCGTAACCAAACCCTACGTTAGTGCCGCCCCAAACTCCGCTACCCCAAGTATCGCCACCCCAAGGGGTACCATTTAGACCTGTTGCACTGACGCCCGTAAGCGCCAAACTAACGTCGTTAGTACCCCATGCGCCGTCGCCCCATGCTTCGGAACCCCATGCGACAGCCATATACTACCTTTAAGTTGTAGCAATACGCAACAACGCAGCAGCAGTGGTATTAGCAGGCATAGTCAGTGTGAACGTACCAGCGGTAATTGTTTGCGCACCAAAGGTATGAACACTGACAGCCTTATTACTCTGAGTAGAGTTATAAATAAACACTGTGTCAAATGCGGTTGTCAAAGTCACGGTTGTGTACGTGATTGAAGCCGTAGGCGTCGTAAATGCGGTGCCAGCGGTTACAGAGCTATTAGTCGCCGTTGGAGCATTCCATGCAGGTGAGCCTGTAATCGTTACACCGCCAGCTGTATAGTTTGTACCGGTTACTTCACCAGTAGACGAATACACGGTTGTTGATGCGTTTAACGTAGCGGTTGTTAAATACAGCGCTGCTTTAAAAACGTCGGGGGTTGTAACTGCGCGAATAGGGGCAGTTCCAAAATTGTGTGTGGCAGTAAGAATTTCGCCTAGGAACGAAGTGCACATTGCTTGTGTATTTGCCATGATGTTTCCTTATGTAAGAGATGCTGCTTCAGCAGCAATTGGGGGCGCTTGCTTTAGAGCGACATGGGCCGACCGATGCACCAACTCGCCGTCCAACCAATACTCCACCCATGTGGTTGTTTCGTTGTCATTATCCAATGAACCTTCACGCTTTTCAAGCAATGATTCGTCCATCTCACCTTTGGTTGTGGTAATCAATTTGAACTCCTAATTAACGAAGTGGTTGGGCCATTTACCGGCATTGTGATTGTAAACGTAGTCGTAGATGTTTTGTCTGAACCAAAATCCAATACGGCTATAGATGGCTTACCGGCAACGGTATCGTTGTAAATCAACGCGCATCTTGCGGTGATTGCGCCTGTCCAAGAAATGTTTGGGAATCCCACGTAGGCTGTGTACCCCGAAGACGCCACCGTGATGGGTGTTAACTGCGCCCCACCAGCAACGTAAGTGCCTGTGTTAGCTATTTCGTTGGTCGCACTGTACACAGTCGTGTCTTCGTTTAAGTCAGCAGAAGCCGTATACAGGGCAATCTTAATTACGTCAGTCGTCAGGTCATGAATACCTTGGTATAACTGCGCTTTAAAGCTGGTGGTTTGAGTCTGGATAATCGCCATATCAAGTTACCTTCTGACGGAACTGACCAGAACGGTAAGCGTCTTGACGCTCCATACCATCACCCAGACGCTTGGCCAACGCAAGAGCTTCCATGAACTTCTGGTTGTACAACTGCATCATGTCTGCTTCACCCTTCATGTAGGTGTAAGCCTCAACCAAAGACGCGTACAACAGCACCGTATCAAAGTTGTCGCCCAGCCATGTCTGACCATCTACGGCCACTGTAATGGACTCGGGGTAGTAGTAATAGTGCAACTCAACACCATAACTCGCATCGGCTGTCGGGCCAATTATGAACGAAAGCTCGTCATAGATTGTAGAACTTAACACCGTTGGGCCAAACAGTGCATAGTACTTAGGCGTGCCTGTATCTGTGGGTTGTGGATATGCCTGACGAATAAAGTTAACGTCTTTATTAAGCAAGTACTCATAGTTGCCGTTACCGTCAATGACCGCCATTGAATACACCGCCAAGAAGTCAAGGGGGCAGTCTAAATACTTTGTGTTTATCGCAATGGTGCTTGTCACGTTCTTGCGGATAGACGGGAATTGAACCGAGTTATAAATACGCTGCTCAGCCTGCGTAACGAACACGGGAATATTAGCCACGAAATCTGCTTCCGTGTTCTCCGTGTACGCTTGAATAGCAGCGCTGAGTGCGGCGTAATTCATGCCATTGGGCCTCTAGACATCACGCCTTTAGTAGCGCAACCTGTACCGCGCATCCTGATACCAGATGTTTTAGTAGGCTCGTTACCAGCAGATTTGCTGACGTTGCCAACGCTTACATCGTGCGAGTCAAGCTTGCTGCGGTTTGGAGGAGTGCCGGGGTTCTCAGAGATACCTACAGGCTTGCCGTCCATTGTGTGGGGCTTAGCGTATGCAGAAGCAGGTAGATTGTTAATTTTGGCCATGATATTAACCTGTAGTCTGGTTTTTAGCGCGAGACAAGTTACGTCCCAAACGCATGCGATCTTCAGATGTAGGGCCGCCAGCCTTAAGCTTCGTAGGCTTTTTGCCGGGGTGCATGTTTTTCTCGTGCTTGCCGACAGCAGATTTAATCATCTTCTTGTCTTGGGCTAAATCTTT